ACAGCAAGACCACCACGGCCTGTTTGAAAAAGACGATTTTGCAGTCCGGCAAACTGGCGCTCACGGCTGGGGGCCAGCAAGTCCTGCTGCCGAGCCATGTACTGCTGCGCGGCCTGCTCGGGCGATTGAGCAAGATACTGCTGGCCCAAACCAAACAAATTTTGCCCCGCGCCGAACAAGGGCTGGAACATCTCTTGACCAGCTTCAGCTTGCGTCAGCCCCATGCCTGTTAAGGCCATCAGACGATCCTGATAAGCCTTTAACTCCGGGGACAATTCATATCCTGCGCCTGTAACGCGGCCTTCAGGACTGGTAGTGAACTGCGACGACCCAAAGCGCGTTGTAACGCCTACTGGCCGAAACCGCGCCTCTTCAGCAGCAATACGCGCCGCATCAATCGTAGCGCGGGATTGTGCTTCAGCAGCGCGGCGAGCAGAACTGCCACCCATCAGACCACCAAGCAACGACGCGCCGCCCCCAATAAGTGCTGCGGTTATAGGCATATCAAACCCCCATCAAAACATTATCCACTTTCGACGGGTCTTTCTCGTCGGTAGCGTGGATACAAAACCAAACACAATCGTCTATGGCCTTGACGCCGTGCGTCAGGCCAGCCTTAATCTCTATGCACGCCGGGGCGCTGATGATCTCGATATCTTCTCCCATCAGCACCGCCACCTTACCCTTGGCCAAAATCGACAGGTGGCTGAAGTCGTGCGTATGCTTCAGGATGGCTACGCCAGCAGGGACTTTCATCTCCTTGGCATACAGACCATCGCTAAAGTGATGGGTGATCATGTTTTACCTTCTGCAAAAACATTTACAAACACAGTGCCATCCTCCAGCGCTTCAATTTCATGCCATTCGTTTGCCACCAGATTAACTGGCTGCGTGTCTTTGGTCATGACCAATTCACGGTTTTCTTTGCGAACAATACACGATCCCGCAGCGCACATAGTCAAATGAGAATAATTATGTTCGTGTTTAGGTAAACCTTCCCCTGAATTTGCGTGATACACGTTCAGCACAGTGCCGTCTTGCGTCACAGAAAACTTGGGGATTAATTGGATCACAGCGTTTGCGCTCCGTTTACGGTTGCATCAGGTCTTGGTGCTGGGGGTGGAACCAATATGATTTGTTGTGTTTGTTTGTTGTAATACCATTGATCGGCTACAACATCATCGGCACAGTCCACCCAAAACAAAGGTGGCGCAATTGGAAAATCTACATCACAAACTTCAGCAACCCGAGCAGCGTCTGAAATAACAGAATAGATTGGCTGATACGGTTTTACGTCAGTCCAACCAGAGATATAACTAACAATTTCGTTTGGGGAAATCAATGCTTGTTTCATTGCCATTCCTTTTAATATTGAATAATAATTATTCCACTTGTTCCCGCCCCGCCGTTAAATGTGCCCCCATTAGAAAAAGCACCACTACCTCCAGCACCATAACCCGACCCAGCAGCACCGGCAGCATTAGTGTTTGTACTTACACCGGCAACGCTATACATAATTGCTTGACCCGCATTTGTGGTGTTACCAACAAAATCTCGCGGAGATGTTCTATACCCGGGTAAATTTATATTTCCACTTGATCCTGTTCCGTTTGCGCCACCCGTCCCACTCGCGCCGGCACCGCCCGTGCCACCAGCGCCGCCAGTAGCACTAGCATGAACACCAAATGAGGATGTCCCGCCAGTCCCACCGTTACCACTTGGGCCAGTACCAGCAGTGCCCCCTGCGCCAACAGTAGCCGTTACTGTAGAACCGGGAGTTAAACCAGTAACCCATCTTTGTGAAAAACCACCACCACCTCCGCCACCACCATTACCAGTGGTACAACTAACAGTCCCCGCGCCACCACCACCTCCACCGCCGCCAATGACAATAACATTAACCGCAGTAACACCTGTTGGAACGGTAAATGTGTTTGTTCCTGATGTGTAAATTGTCGATCTCGCACCAATATACGCAGTACTTTGAGCAGTACTGTCGTTGTAGGTAATATTTGTCCCTGCTACTGTTGTTGGCATGATTGCTCCTTTTAAGGTGTGCCGCCAGCGACCACATCGCTGAGTGCAGTAAATACGCCAGCGGAAGTCATTGATGCAATGGTTGTCCCGCCATATTTAAAAATCAATTTACCGCCAATTTCCTCAACGGTAAAATTAGTTGTTGCCAACTTGGTTGCGTTTGTGGCGTTTGTGGCGTTTGTGGCGTTTGTGGCGTTTGTGGCGTTTGTTGCGTTTGTTGCACTTGTGGCCACACCAGTTAAATTTCCAACAAAAGTCCCCGTTACAGTACCCGTAAACGTAGGCGACGCAAGGTCGGCCTTGGTCGCCACCGCAATAGCAATGTTGGCGAACTCGGTGTTGATCTCCGTGCCCTTGACGATCTTGAGCGGATCGCCAGATGGCAGCGCGTCTTTGGTGGCGAAATTAGTGCTCTGAACGTAGTTGCTCATGTCATCTTCCCATCTTTCGATTGGATCTCAATACGTTGAATCGACAGCGCCGCGCCGTTGATGTTGGACTCATATCCAGTCTGGACGATTTTACCGCTGCCGCTGGCCGAAACAGAAAGCGTTTGCAATGCAACGCCGTCAGAATATTCGGCAATGTTGTACTCAGCTATGCCATACTCATATACGCCCTGAGTAGGGATTAGCGCGTTGTCCGACTGATAGTTGGTGCTGAAGTCAAAGCCCCACTTCATCGTGACGTACTGGTTCGTGCCGCCGATGACGACCACCTTCAAGCGCTTGAGGATGGAAATGACATTGGCATTGCCCAGGTCGGCATGGTTCGTGTAGTACATGAACCGATACGCCGTCGTGTGGTCTTGATAGGTGCCGTACTTGCCGATGTAGCCATTCTTGCCAATGAGTACGTCGCCGTTACGCCGAGACAACAACGCTGTCGGTTCGATGGAGTCCCACTTGGTGACGCGAAACGCGCCGTCTTGCAACTGGCCGCGTGTGTCAAAACAGTAAACTTCTTTAGTGGTTGGAAGCGTCAGAAGGTAAAAGGCTTCTTTCTCAGAGTACACAGACTTAATGTTGGCTGGCGTCTCGCTGTTAACAACATCCATCAAATCGTTCCGCACGTTTTTAGATAAGTCACCAAGCGGGGCTGACTTTTCAACAATCGTCCGAGCAAACGACCTGACGCCAGAGTTCGACAGGAACAGCACATCCTTGCCCGTGGTCTGAATTGAATCACGCGCCAGACAGCCAATGCCACCCACCGTGTCACTCAACTGCATTGTCGATGGCGTAGTGGCGTCCTGATAAACAAGAATCTGGCGTTTGCCAAAGATGATCAAGAAACCATTGTGAGCGGCCAGACCTTGAATTTCGTCTGGGCCGTTGGGCCAAACGCGGTCTACATTGAGCGATCCGGCAGTGCCTGTAGACCAGACATGACCGGCCAGTAGATCAGAGAAGTAAACCGTATTCTTGACTGTTGAAGTGCTGGCCGTCCATAGCCGACCAAAGGCCGACAGCGCAATGTTGGCGCTTGGCACCGTAGCTACATAGCCGGTCTTCTCACTGACGCGGCGATACGTCGTGGTGCTGACAGCCGGGTCATAGATCAGCGGATCGTGCCCGGTTTGAAAAAAGTAGGTGATGCCGTTGAGCGAGGCGCACGACCAGTTGTTGGCCGAAATCGTTGGGGCGCTACCCCCACCCCCGTAGGTCAATTCCACCACGGCGTTTGAGCCGTCGAGCTTAAAGAGCTTATTGTTGCCAGCGAACAGAATTGTCAGCGTGCCGTCAGACTGCACCAGTTCATGGATGACGCCGACGTTGTTGGCCCCAAGATTGCCAGACGAAGCGTTGACCCGCGACCAGCCCTTACGCGCCCCGATGCGGCCATATTGATCAATTACGCTGTTCGTCGCCACCAGAGCAAAGCCAGCCGCTAGATCAAGCGGCGAGTCTTGCGTATTCAACCCAGTAAAGCCAGGAGCTGATATTGCGTAAGTTTGTAGTATTTGGCTCATTGCGATTCCAAGTACTTTATAGCCTTAGATAAAATTTCAGAAGAATCTTTGAATTTCCCTAAAGCTGTATTGCAATGATGACACAGTAAACCGCGAACTTTTTTTGTTGAATGACAATGATCTACAAAAAGTAATCCCTTAAATGCAGCCGCCTCGTCACAGGAGCAAATGGCGCACTTATGATTTTGATTTATCAGTAGGGCGTTGTATGCATCTAATGATAAATTATATTGTGATTTAAGCCAGTATTTCCTGTTTTGAAGCAGCCAGTCAGCATTGGACATACTGGTTTTTTTTGCCAAAAGTTTTTGTTTTTTGCACTTCTTGCAGATCCATGCATATCCGCGAAATTTGCCAGTTGCCTTTGGAAAATCTGTGCATGGCTTAGACAACTTGCATTGCGAACAAGACAGCAAAGCCGTATGCAATAGCTTGACCGCTCCTTCATCTGGCGCTGAAATGCTGGCAGTCTGAAGAACTTGGCTCATATCGCAACGAACTCCTGGTTCTCTGGATACCGAGTGCCTTCAAGCGCAATATAGTCGGACAGCATCGACCGATACAACTGATATGCCTCAGATGAGGCCAACCCGCCGTCCTCGCCGCGCTCAACCAACGCCCGCGCATAGGCATTTTGCGCCACCAACACATCAGGCACAAGCACCGACGTGCTATCAGAAGTTAGCGTGGCTTGGGGCACGGTCAGAGAAAAAGCGAGCGAGTACACGTTATCGGGCCGTGCGTAGAGCACGACTTTGGTATCGCCGTTGCCGTCCACACCATCAAAGCTGTAATACTCGGGGATACCGCTAATGGCGGGTACAAAATTCTGAAAGCGGTTCATCTCCACAAAACTGATGTTCCGCAGACCGACGTTAGAGGTGATGTTGATCGCGTCCATGACTTGGAACTTTTGTCCTGCGCCCGTCATAGAGTAGACGTAGGTGCCCGCCACCGTAGGGATTGTCACAGTCTGGCCCAGCACGTTCCAGCCGTAGGCGTCCTCAACCTGCCGTTTGGCGTCGTTAACGAACTTGCCGATTAGCGTCGAGTAGGTTGTCTGGTTGCTGGTCGCTACGGTCGTTTCTCGCAGTCGGATCAGCACGTCATTGATGAGTTCTAGGTAGGTCATTGCCGTGTCAATCCTATTTCTTCAAAGGTGGCGATAAAACTGAATGTGCTACCAGACTCAGTAGTGATCTTGATTGAATCGCCTTCTTCTAACACGATGTAAGCATTGCCATCAAATTGCAAATACTGTTTTGCAGTGAAGTTATATTGCGTCAAGATGTCGTAAGTTGTACTTGCGCTAGAGTCAGCCCACTGCACTGTGATGTGTTTGGTTGAGCCGCCCGTGTTATGGATGTACATCACGGTGAACTTCGCGTAGTACCCAGTCGGCACCGTATAGACCGTGGTAAGTACCGTAGCCGTTGGATTTACGCCGACCGAAAGAGGTCTCATTTCTTGTTCCTTGCCGAGATCGCTTTGGCTTTCGCTTTTGCATCCGCTTTGGACGATGCGCCCCAGGCTCGGAGGGATAACAGAAGGCGAGTCGGTTCGCCATTCTTGTACTCAGGCCCGGGCATATTGCCCATACGCGCTAGAAAGGAGGCCCGTCTAGGGTTGTCGCCTGATTTGACAGGAGGTTTTAGATTCCCGCCAGTTGACTCATTATAGGACTTTCGCCCCTTTGCGTTAAGCCCGCCAGCAGGATTTTTACCCTCTTTGCGAGTCCAAGCGGGGCTTTTCATTTCTTCCTCGCTGCTCTCATGTTGTCTATGAGATTGGGATAAGGGCGACCAGCAGCCTTAGCCATCTTCTTGGCAGCAGCCTTCTTAGCTGGCGTCAAAGGCTTAGAAGCTCCCAGCGACTTAGGACGCTTCTTTTCCCAAACCTCTTTCACTTCTTTTTCCGGGCTTTGCCGGCCTCAGATAGTGCAATCGCAACTGCCTGTTTAGGACTCTTTACGACAGGGCCACCTTTACCGGAGTGCAAAGTACCAGACTTGTATTCACGCATGACCTTGCTGATCTTCTTTTCGGCTTTAGTCTTTTTCATTTGCCTCTCCCCATCTTCTTCATCATCTTAGGAGCTTTGGGCATAGGCTTAGGCTTACCAACGGCAACCATGATTGCCACAGGCACACCCATCTTCTTGGAAGGCTTTTTAGCACTAGCCATCTTTGGCGCTTTTCCGTACATGATCAATCCTTAGTGATGGGCCCACCAGATTTCCAAGCATCACAAGTACGGGCCGCTGCACAAGTGAATTGGAACAAGTCACAGTATCCAAGGTTTGCTGCCGCTACGAATTCCTCGTCGTATGACAGTTCACCTTTATTCTCATCTTTCTCAAGGCCGCCTATGATGCACTGCATCATTTTCGGTGTTTGAATGAAGGCGGCGCAGTTGCCACATCGCATCCCCTTGATCGCCTCAGTGGGGGCGTTGTACATCTTAGCCTTCTTCATCCAAAATGCATCGTTTGGCTCGTCTGGATTTGGAGGCCCATAACCATATTCTTTGAAAGCATGATTACGGTTCTTGAGATTGATGTGGACGTCCTGTGTCGCAATGGGACACACGGCTCCAGAAAACATTCCTTTAGGCATTTGCTTTAGCCTTTACTTTGGGTGGACGACCCAATTTCTTCACAGGAGGAGTCATGGGCAACGCTCGATGCTCTTCCTTTTGCTCTGGTTCGTCAATACGAACATAGCCAGAGTGACCCTTCATGGACTCAATATCGTGAGTGTAAGTAAAGGTCACAGTTTGACCGCTTGCCAAACAACGAAAAGTGGCCATTTAAGATCTCCATGAAAAACAGGGGGCTTGTGGCCCCCCGTCTTTTTACACCGAACGACCAATCGTAAGATGGAGCGTGGTAGATGACAGATTCACAGATCC